TATGTCTTATATAAGACTGAATATCATTAAATGCTTATATTCGGTTTGGCTTATATTGTTAAATGCTTATATTCATTCATGCTTATATTCGCATATTCGAATATTATTTTTCGGAACAACATTAGGTCTTTGACTGCAAAATAAGCAAGGCGGCTTTTCGAAAAGAAATCAGATTTTTGCATTTGGCTAAATTTTATTTTCAATTCGGAAGACGGCTTTTCAAAAAGAAATAGCACATGCTTGTAGTAAAAATAATCCGACAAAATAAAAACTCCTGACAGAATAATCTGAAAGGAGTAAATACTTAGCAATTAATTATGATGGGTCAACAAGTTTGTAAGGTTTGTCCCACTTACCAATTTCAATATCAATGTAGAAAGAGCAACTGAAATAATCAATCATCGCATCAGACTCATCCCAATGATCATCTTTGAGGATTGCTTTGGCTTTCTCAAGGTACACCAAAGATTCTTTACTGAATGACCTGTGCAGATGAAAATGGTTTGTTTTAATGTTTGCACTCAACCTTATATTTTCCTGATAAAGATGACCTGTATCTTTGAACTGATTCACATCCCAGTAGTTATCAACGAAATCAATACAACCTTCCAATATGCACAATCGCAAAGTACTTGAACCTTTGCCAGACAGCGCAGATTTCATACCGTACTCTTTGTTTAGTACCTTCATGGATGCACGAGCTTTGGTGATGATTTCTGTTGTTACGTAAGCCATGATTTATTCCTTGTTTACCTTGTTGCTAAGACTCTATTGTATCAGAATATTTTATTATTTACCGGAAAGGGTTAGGATTATTACCAATGCCTGATGACACCACAAATAATAAAAAGATTAGTAGTAAAAATTTGAAGCATGATGAAAACCCTGATGAAAGCTATTTTATTTGACTCAGAATCATTGCTCCCTGACTTTTCACCCAATGCTTTTGCTATTAGTCTAAACATCTAACTTTGACCTCATATCTATGAATAATCTTGCTTTTTCCCAGTTGGAAATACTCACTATAACAAACGAATTAACTTTTGGGTCTTGAACATGAACAACCTGTTGTAAGTAGTCCACGCTAGCTTTGTAGCCAAACCCCTGAAGGTAAACCTTGATTGCTGATAGACTTAACCTCTCATTAATTTCATCATGCATGACAAGCCTCCTGAGATTCTGATAGGTGGTTCTCCTCAACTAAGAACACCGAACCAGACATCCTCAGTTCTTCACCTATGAAGGTAGGTGTATCACTTAGTACAGTATGCTGAATGACCCCTCCTAGCTTCACCCTGCTGCTCTGAACAATACCAGTAACCCAAGCTTGATCTTGGTACTTAGCAATGACCCATTGACCTGTTCGATCACAATTAGAATCCTCGTTGTATTTGCACTTCATTTTTTATTCCTTATTCTATCGTTTGAAAGCTATCATAACTCTTTTGTTAGCGCGGTTATTACCTATGTCAATAACCTCACCGTTTACAACTGCTACTGCGTGACCTTTGTAACTTACAATGTACCTACCTTTGTTATATGTTTTACAGAAGTTTTTCAGAGTTATACCTTTTTCTGATCTACTGATGCTACTTTTAAACGTATTGCGGTAGTATTCTGCACCTGAAGTTGAACCAAAAACAGTAATGTCTTTAAAACCAGCATCTATATATGCTGATACTAGAGTAAGACCCACACAAGCTCTGCAATCAGGGCGACCGTGATAAGCAAGCAAGTCGTGAGCTTCATCGTAGTCCATTACAGCCGCTGATGCAAGAGCGCGTACAGCACAATCTTTTGATTCATCACTTCGTGTTTGATTATTGGGTACTGATTTAATATACTGCATTTTGAATCCTGATAAAACTGTTGCTGAAGCATTGATTATACATCAAAACTTAGATTTAGTACTGAAAATGTCGTTTAATCTGCCATACTTGAAATAAAGCTTTACCTGATTCATCTTCATCTAAACAAACATGAGCCACCGTCTTAAGAACCTTCGCAAAACGAAAACCATCCAGCACATCAATCTCGTGTGTACAACCGTTTGCAATAGCCCAAGCGTCAGTTGTTTTTCTGTAACTGAAGTACTTGCCATTGCTTTTCTCTTGGAACTCACCTTGATTCGAATGGTTTTCAGTGATCATGCTGTTTCTCCTTTGGGTTGCTATGTGCTTATTATAACGAAAAAAAACTCCCTGCAGGATATACCCGCAAGGATTTAAAGGTTATTTATTTTATCTTTTTGAATCAGTTAACAATGCTCTGATTTCAACAAGTGACTTTTGTGCATCAAGTTGTTCTGTCTCCAAGCCACTCCACCACCCAGTACTTGCTATCTTATCAAGTGGTTCAAGTAGTTTGTTTAAGTCTTTTTCATGCGTTTTCTTTGCAATTGCTGATTTTATATCACTAGTTAACCAGAAAAAACCTTCAGCACCTCCTCCTGATTCAACCCACAGTTCAGCAACAGCTTCAATTAAAGAAAGGTTTGTATTGTGCATTACTTTGCTCCTGATCTAATAAATTCACTCAATTCCATATCACCTGTTAAGTCATAACCGTGAATGGCAAATAATTCAACAACATCCGCGCACATGTCACGATCAGATTCTATCACAAGTTTAGCAAATGCTTCAAGTGCATCTGCATAAATACCAACAATGTTTTCGGGTGTTATCAACTGGCATTTTTCAGCCATAGCGATTATTTCTTGTCTAGTCATTTTCTTCAAATACCTCAACTTATCTTTTTTCGATGTTAGATGGAGAGTAGTGCTGTGGGACATCACCGCACCATCGACCATCATGTGTTGCTAAAACTCTCTTCGGAGTGAAGCCAAAAACCAAACCAGTACAAACTGTACCTTGGTAGTTGACCCACACTTCATCACCTATAGAGATTCCTTTTGCTTTCATTTGTTCCTGTGCTGTCATCTTGTCTCTCCTGTGGGGTTAGTATGTGTTTATTATACACACACCAGAACACGATTGCAGAGGGTTTACCCTACTCTGTCTATCTTTAAAAATTCTTCTCTTGTCAGTTGCATGACGTAGCCTGTCTTGGTCAAAACAGTGCAGTTACCGAGGCAGTCCCAGCCGAAAGCAAGAAACGCTTTAACTTTGCGAATTTGTTGCGTATTCAGCGAACGGCACTCATTGTGTGACAGTGCTGAACAAAGTCCTCTGAACTTACTAGCCTTCATGTCTCTGATAAAAGTGCGAATAAGATATTGATTTGGATAGTGCTTCATTTAAATCTACTGTTTGGTTGGTATGTGTCTATTGTACACGCATTTCAGTACAGTTGAAATTTATTTTATGAGTATTTGTTCTTGACCAAGTGATAGAATTTAACTAACTCGTTGTCATACTTACTAGCCCAATCTACAACGTCACCCTCAGGCTTGTAACTCTCATCACCCCACATGCAAAACCCAGCATCTTCAGCAAGGTCTTTAATGTCATCGGTAAACTCTGATTCAGCATCATAGTCAGGTGCTAGCTTTTTAGCCTCACCAATGCCTGCTTTTATAGCAGTTAGTATACCTAACCGCGTCAAGGCCGCTAGCGCCTCTGGTGGAAAGTCAAACTGGTAGACAGCACTACCATCTTCGTTCTCACGTATTTGGGTTACGTTGCCCGTTCCTTCATCATTCATTTGTGTATCCTCCAAAATAATCAATAATAATACTAATAGCGTTTATTCGTTTGTTAATTTCTACAATGTCTTTTTTCTTGTCTAGCTCAAAGACGGCGCACCCTTCGTTTTGTTTTCTACGAGATAAATTATTCTGTAAGTTTTCTAATATCTCCTTTAAGTTACAGACAGTAATCTTATCTGCGTCATCATGACATATTGTTAACATCAAGTCCATAAGTCACCTTTGCCTTTGCACCAGACAGCTTTGCCATCTTTGTTAATAAATCATTCAACGGCTCTAACATCAAAGCCCTGCAACAACTAAGTGTAATGGGGCTGAACTCAGTACCGCTATCGCTTTCCTCTACTCGGTTTAAATACTTATCAAAGAGTTCTTTAACAAGCCCTTGCAGTATTAAAGCTTCTTCTTCATTACGCATATCAGCGCCTACTTGTTCATAGTTCATTACCAGTTTCCTTTATTAGTAATATCAACAGTCATCTTGGTTGCTAACCCATTATACTCAATTTCCCAGCTCATTGTTATTATAGCTCCAATACCTGAACTAATATCGCACTCAACAGTTATTTCAGACACAATGTTGTTTAGTTCCGACACTTCAAGAATCTTTTCTACATCCCTAGGTAGTAGTGTTACTTTGCTCATAGTTCTTCTCCTTTAATCGATTATGTCAATGGCGGTTACTTCCCAGTCGACATCGCCGTGGTCTGGGGCCTCTCGCTCCAGCTTGTCCCATGCTTCATCCTCGGCTTCCTCATGGGTGTCGGCCTCTACGATTAGCGTCACATACGAAGTGCGCTTTAGTTCTATGGCGTATGCTTTCATGCGTTCTTCTCCTTTAACTTGTCTTCAATGGCGCGGGTAATACTATGGTACAGAGTTTTGTTTGCAGCATGGTACGTAGCGATAGCGGGAAAAACCTGCTCAACTTCCTCATCCGTCAGCCCTACCCAAGGCTTCTGTGTTTCCGGAGGGGCACCTTTATACACATCTTTGACGGAAACGTGGTTACTCCTGTTCCACCAAAGTAACGCAGCGTGTTTTGCCTCATCGGAAATACTAATAGTTCCCTTCCTCTTTGTCCATTTTTCATCGTCAAATTTGGGCGAACTACACCCGCAGCCGCAGGAAATATAGTATTGCCCCGGGGAATATCCACATGAACCATCCTTATGTTTCATTTCTGGCTGATTCCCATCAAATGGACATGGCTTCATAATTTCTAAATTAGCCATAATTCTTGTCCTTTAATTCTTTTCGTAAGCGTGTATGAAAATCTTCTTCGCTATCATCCCCAGACACTAACCAATCCACCCGTTTAACATATATATAAGATTGCCTCAACATCTCGACTGCGGTTTGAAATGCAGCAATAGTTTCTGCTGTATAGTGATGACCTGTAACATCCCCCCACTCATTCCACTCTTCATTATCATTATCTACAATTAGTTGCTCAATGTCGTCAGCAATTTGAGTTAATTGATACTGTGTGTAATTAAAATGTCCGCCGCTCATTCTTTAACTCCAAAATGTTGTTTAATCTTGCTCACAGTCAGAATATCGTATCCTTCTGAGCAAGGTTGTTCATCGCTCCACACATTCACAACACCCACGCATTCCTGCACAATCGATTCAGCAAACGATTGTAAACATAATTGAAAATGAGGGTTAGGCTCTACGTCTAAACTCCAAATCTTATCAGCAAGTTTTTTAATTCGTTCGTTCATGTGTTCTTCTCCCTCAACTTAGCCTCAACACCCTCAGCAACACCCTTACCGCTACACCATAGTTGGTAGCCTTCAGCGTTATGCGTGTTTTCATCAACAATCTGCTCCACCTCCTCCTCCGTTAACCCAGCCCAAGGCTTATGTCTGTATTGATTCATGTTGTGATCGCCGCTCATGTGTTACTCCTTGCGAGAATACGTTTTACTGAGTCGGCTTTAGCGTTAAACCACTCATCTCGATACGAATCTTCAGGACCAGCCGCCTTAGCACACGCCTCACGCTCTGCCTCGACCACCTCTTCAACGCACACTTGCCACAACTGTGAATGCTTGTTGTTGTAGTTGTCCCTGACAAGGGCGGCAAAATGCTCCAAGTCCTCAATAGCCAAGCTGTGTTCTTCTATATTCATGTGGCAGTGAAGCTCCGCCTCTTTTGCCATGCGAATAATGTCATCGCGGGTCATGTGTTATTCTCCTTCTTGAAGAAATTCATCTTGCTCATCGGTAGACATCTGAGCAAAGGTCTGAAAGTGGTTCTCACCACAGCATTGGAACCGTGCATTTACCTCGCACCCGCAGTAACAGCAGTATTGCGTGTCGTCTGCTAATAGTTCTTCTCGTGTCATAATATACCCTTAACTAAAATAAGTTAACCAATGTACGCAGGTAGGCGCGATGTCGTATAGGTAGCTACTATCTACACACTCTACCTGCACCCAGTCCAGCGCTGTTTCTGATGCATAGTAGCACCCTATAACAGTGTCGCCTATCGCTTCAGTAATTATCATAGTGGTTCATCCGATAATAATGTTGTTTCAGACAGTATACCATTCTCTTGCCTTGTGTCTATTGTAGCTGTGTTGTTGAGCTTGTCAACTTTTATTTTCTGATATATTCACCGGTGTTGTATTTATACATCATTTGTGCTTGATTATGGTTTAACTCCGAAAAGATTTTCTAACATTCTACATTGATCATCAATGCAATTATTGTATTCGCATTCATATAAGTAACCTGTGTAAAGATCACCTCTAAAACTTTTTCGCATTTCTGCAATACAAGCATTGACAATCAACTTAGCAAACTTGTCTTGATCAATCTCCCATCTTGAACCATCGCGATTAGAAATGAATACTTCAGACTTTATGAACAATTCTTTAATTCGTTCGTTCATATGCCACCACTGGTTCTGTTTGATAAGTGTACAGTGTGCACATTCCATCTTCAAAAAATAAGAACACCACAGCTTGTCCTGACTGTTCATTAAGGAATCCTGTAGTCCAGACCTCACCCACCACAGCGATTGAAATCTTCTCAATTCCTAAGTTTGTATTATAACCTAATCTATCTAATTTAACCTTTGTTTCTTCTTGAGTTGTGCAAGTAAGAGGTAAATTTAGTGTTGTTGCACTCACTGAGAAAACAGACAACCAAAGCATCAATGCTAACATTTCTTTTTTCATAATATTTTCCTGTTCATTTGTTTAAAGTAATTTTTCTTCTAACATTGCAACAACAACAACAACTGCGTAGTACTGAGTTGTATTTTGTTGGAAAAGCAATAATTGTTGATTTCATTTTAGTACATCTACATAGTAAACACAATCAAATTCTGAACCATCTAATAAATTAACATAGGTATTAAAACAGCGAACACCGCATGATACATCAGACCTAAATAATACCTCATTCTTAAAAAACCAATTCTCTTTAAGAACAACAGCAATACCTTCACAAATTCTATAGTCATTTACAATATAAGCAATCCAATTCCTATCTTCAAGAATTGACTCATAATCATTCACTATCTTCTCCGGTTGACTTGGCAATTGCTGCTTGTGCCGCATATAGACCGTCTGTCCAAAAGTCATCACCTTCTTGGTAAAGCAGCACATCGTCATTTTCTATGTACCATCGCAAAGTAACCATGAGATCATTATTTATGTCATCTAGTCTTCGCAATTCATTGGACGCTTCCTTGAAAGTGCTGTCGTCAATTTTACACTCATCTAACTTGTCAGCTAACATCAGTGCTTGTGATTTTGGTGTCATTTTACTTATCCTTCTTATGGTAGAAATGATGGAAACCTATTGTAGCATAAACATGTTTAGTTTTTGTCCAAGCATTAGAAACTTTTTTTGTTGCGTACCACATGACTGTTTCAGGTAGCATTGTTTCAAACATTCCATTGCTCATTTTGTGAGCTAACTTATAGATATAATCATATGATTGTTTATCATAATAAGTTAACGTTTGACTTATTTTATTTATATCCGGTTTGTTTTCAAGAGTGTAACTAAACTGCTTACGTTGGTTAACTACTTTGCAATAGGTACTAGGATACCTTTCGCTATTCTTGCGGTTCTCTATAACAGAAGCAACCGCAAGAATGCCTAATTTACTCTCACTTCGAGCTTCGTAGTATAAAGCATTCATCAAACAATTCTTTTGTTTGTTTACCTTAAGGTTAATAATCTTTTCTGTTTTAACATGTTCCAGCTTAACATATTCTGGTTCACTGTTCTTAACAACATTTCTCTTTTTAAAACTATTATCTTTGTATGTGTTTAAAAGAGAAAGAGAGATTATTACTGAAGCAACATAAAATAAGAATTGTTTGGTACTCATTACATTAATTCTCCGCGTTTTTGTTGACGCTGTTTTGAGAAATCTTTCTTCTTATCTTTTGGCTTATCTTGTTTGTACTTATCTTCATCGTAATCTTTTTTCTGAGAATTGCGTTTGATACTCTTGTTGTTCTGTAAGCAAGAAGTTTGTGACATTTTATTTACCTGACTTTAGTTAATAATCAATTTGTTTGCTGTGCAAGATCACATCTTTGTTGGGATTGCTCTGCATTTTGCTGCATTTCTACAGCATCATCATATTGTACACCTTTTACGATGAATTCTACATCTTCTTTAAAATAATCTACTATGACAACATCATATAGACGATTCACAGTAGTGTTACGAACGATCAAGATTTCTTTTTCGTTTTCAATGAGCATAATATTCTTTCTGATTATATTTAAAATTTACAAACACAAGCAAATTAGTCTGCGTTTCTTTCACTGCTGTACTCAACGTAGCTGTCAAAGGACAGTAGCATTTGGCGACTGTCATCTTCTGTTACGTACTCTGCATCACTCTCAGCGAACCTAGATTCTACATCAATTTTTGATGTTGTTGAAGAATATTTTTTGTTTTTTTTCATGTTTAACTCCATAGGGATTGAAAATATTTACCAAACAACTGACAACCTTTTTGTATCCTCTGATCATAAGCATCTAGACCGATTCTATCACAAATTACAGCATTTATTTGTTCAGTAAAAGAACTATTTTCATCAACTTTACTATGATCGAAAAATATATCCATAGTTTTTCTTTCATTTGCGATCTCTCTCATAGCAAAGATCATTTCATTAAGTGCATAGTCCCACCGCAAATGATAGTTTTCATCGATATCGTAATCATTTTTTGATTCTGGTGCAGATGTAGACCGTAAGTTTTCAGGAACATCAATGTCATCAATGCTTCCAGAACCTTTCTTATTTTGCCTAAGCTTTTCAAGCAAAGGTGCGGCAATAATAGCAAGAACGTAATCGGCATTATCAATATCACTGTCGTGTATTTCTACTCTTGTTGACAGTTTGTCATCTTCTGCAAAACCACCAATGTTTACTATCATGTTATTTGTTACCTTCTCTTTTTTGGATTACACTTTTGTTAATAGGAAATATTGAGTAGTTTTCTCTAATCACATCTATCTTACCATCTCTATGAGCGCTCTCAAGTTTAACTAAAAGAAACAAATGCTCCAACATTGATGAAAGTCCTGCGGTTGTCATTTCAACTTCACCTTCACCCAATGCCAAAATAAAACACAGCAAACTTAAATTTTCAAGGTCTTGTCTTGAATCATCAGAAAACACCTGAAACTGTTCGTAATCAATAGTGTTTATATAGTTTAAACTGCTCTGTATTTCGTAAACTTCAACATCGTCCAGTTTTTCAAAATAATCACCAGCAGGTAAGAACTGATGTTGTCTAACTTCAAAAGCTGCTTTTAGAACCCAATTGGGTAGTTTTTTATTTTCTAGTACTCTACCTAGATTTAGAAATTTAATATCTTGTATCAAGATCATTCTTCCTCATTGTTATTGACATCAATATTTTCTGCACTGAAATCTGTGTTGTCCAGTAACCTTTGACTTTCATCAGACCTGACCCCGTTGCTCACAGGGAAAGGCCATTTGCTAGGTATCGTCTGTGGATTCTGGTTCTGGGTCATTGTAGTTTTCCTTTAAGTAGTTTTGTATTCTGGTGTCTGATACAACTGATAGTCTATATGCATCATACCATGACAAACCACCTTTTCCATCGGGAACACCACGAATTCTCATCTTTTTTACTCGTAAAATACCAATACCACTGATTCTAACAGGTACATTTTCAGCTAATAGAACTTGAATGTTGCCCACAAAGTGATCTAGTACATCTTCTACCTCGTACTGATGGTAACCAGATGACTTTGCAACCATAGCGATCAGTTGTCTGTATTTTTTGGACTTTCGTTTTTCTTTGAAACCCATAAGTTTACTTTCATAAAATTAGGAAACATAACGTTGATGTTACCTTTGTTGTGCATTTGCGATGTTCGAGCAACAATCATATCATTGATTTCTGTCATGTACTCAAAAACTTTGTGATGATTTGCAAAAGTAAAAACATCACCTTCTTTCAGTTTGTTTAATTGCAAAGGAACAGTCAACGACTCCCAATCGGCAAGGTCATGTTCATTCAACATTTTAACCTTTGCTTACGTTGTTAGCGATCAACTGACGATACTGAACCCAACCCATGAAGTTACCAGACCAAGGTTTACCACTCATGTCAATATGAGTAAGACCTTCAAAGTCCACTTCTTCTTCAATAGCATCAGTAACCATCTTCATTGTCATAGGGGAAGCAATATGTTCAACAGGACTTGCGTGAACAGGTACAGAGTTGATCAGCCGATCAAAAACAAAAGATGCTTTCTCTAAACTCACATCATTCTTACGATAAGAAATCTGAGCGCAACAACTTGCACTAATCATTTTTGATTCTTCTGCTGTAATATATTTCTCATTTTCATCAAGGTAGTGCAAAATCTTGCTACCACGATCACGATGTACAGTTACATACGGAACGTGCCACTCACCTTCATACAAATTGAAGGCTTCACTATTCCTGTAACTATCAAACATTTTGGTTGCTAGTTCTTTAATCTCAGGTTGAGCATCTGCATGATCGCGTAACCAAAACCAATTGTTAAACTCACTAGAAGTTAACACAGTCTTGATCAATTGAAAAGGTTCTAAGATACGATTGACAATCTGTTTGTGCAATCCCATGTCACGCATTACATTAGCAAAAGAAATAGCACTGTCACGAGCAGCTAACCAAAGTTGTTTAGCACCTTCTACATTTTCAATTTCTTCGTTAGCTTGCATTCCTGCTCGATTCTTCCCCCAATGAACAGGCATTGCAGGATTGGTCTTAAGTAATTCTATAACCTTGTCAATGGGGATGGCTCGTGAGCTTGCTGCATTTCGACTAAACACACGGTGTGTCATTAGTTCACCATGAATAAACCTTGGGTACACCAACTCAAAAGTAGTCAACCTTGATTCCATATCCTTGTTGTAACTATCTTTAATAATCTTAACTTCAATCATTTAATTTTCCTTTATGTTATCTTTTGATTTGCTATCTTTTGACTCATTCTTAGTCTTTTCTTAAGTAATGACTTTTCATTTGATTGAAAGTATTTGATAATGCAAAATACAATTTTCATTTTATCCACCAGTTAATTAAGCCAAACAAATAAATAGCACCAGATGCTGCTTCTACAAGAATTAAAGCTCTGTCTTTGTATTTAAAACCTACGATACACCAAAGTATACCACCGATAGCACCAAATATTAGATTCAGAGGAAAAATATTTAAACTAGTCAGCATCATACCTATCATGTAAAAGAATGTACCTGACCACCTAATCATGGATTGCTATACTTCTGTATAATAATATTCGATTCCTTGAGTAGTTTTATTCCTGAATCATCTCTGTAATTTTCTAAATATACTACTCTTTTGATTCCTGCTTGTACCATCATAGCAGAACAATGCAAACAGGGTGAAAGCGTAATATACATTGTTGCGTCAATACAACTCACACCTTCACGAGCAGCTTTAAGTATAGCGTTGTTTTCTGCGTGAATAACTTCTTTTTTTGTAACCATCATTGGTTTGTTTGGAAAAGGTTGTACCTTCTCTTCTTCGCAAGCATTAGAACGGCCTGTAGCGGTTCCATTGAACCCACTTAGGGTAACACCTTGCTTAGTAACTAAGATAGCGCCCACCTTCGCTCTAGTGGCTTTAGATAGAAAACTGTGCAGTACAGCAGTGTTCATGTAAGTCTCATCAAGTTCTTTTTGATTTGCCATAATTTATTTGCTTCTTTGTTTCTTAAGCTTATGCTGGATGTTGGACAAACTAGAGTGATCTTTCTTAAGCTTGCGGTGAAGAGTGCGCCAGTAGTTCATTTCAATGAAAGACAGTTTAGAATTAGATTCTGTATCATCACGATCACTCTGAGTCCACAAGAAATCAATCTTAGTTTTCAGCTTCTTAATGTAATCTTGATCTTGTTGAAGAACCAAACTTAAACCAGTGGTCAGGCACTGAAGCTCCTCTTGTGTAAGTCCATCAGGAGGCACAACCTTAACAGGAGTCTTCTTCAGCAGAACAGGTTCTTGCAATGGTTTGCCCTGCATTGCTCTTTCAGCTTTCTGCCAGACTATCTCAGCAAGACAAATCTCAGTGTCTTCTAACCCAATATGGTTGCACATATGGTAGAATTCTTTTTTAAGCAGCATCGGTTTTCCTTGCGTTGGTTGTTGAAGCACGTAGTCTAACATGTTTTTCTGAGGAACGCAACACACTGCGTGAAAAAAGATTCAAACAAAGCGTTGACAAGACCGATTGGTTGTGCTACAGTCCAACTCATGGGTATGAAGAACGGTAACTACTTCTGGTCTGATCAATTGACCGATAATCCCAACCGAACTATGTGGTTAACACCATCTTGTCTAGGTAAAAGGGTGTATACTTGGTAGAGCGAAAGCTCCCTGTGTGTGCATTGAATGACAAGCGAAACCTCACGAAAAGAGATCGTAGCTACGCCACAACGAGGTAAACTCAGGTTTACGCTCTAAAAGGCTGTGCTATGTGTCCTACGAAAAGTTTATCATTAAGTTATACCTTAAGTATATATCTTAAGTTATACTTTAATGTTATTCTTAAGCTTATACTTAGGTAAAGTATAAAAAGAAAAGAATTAAGAAAAGGATTGAATTATGGATAAAGTAAAAGCTGTGGTAGAGTATTTTGGTGATCCTGTTATTGTTGATTTTAATGATGACCCAAACTTTAAGGTTGCTTATTTAGACTCTATAAGAGGTCATCCAAAGTTGGGTGATAGGAATAATGTTTGTACATCACGCATTAGAACTATACATTTTGATGATACAATCGAGACTGATAATACAATCTACAAGAGGGCCAAAAGCTGATGACACGAACAATTGATTTTCCTCGTGAACTACCAAAGACTAACCAACCAGAACTAGAGAATTGGTTCATGGATTCTGATATGTACAAAAAAGATACATGGACTGTCACAGAAAAACTAAATGGTTTGTCTTGTACTTTTTATCTTAATGAAGACGGTGAGTTTTACGCATGCTCACAGAACAGGTGCTTAAAAGACGACAATAAAAATTCTTTTTGGGCGCTTGCTCGCAAGTTCAAAGTAGAAGATATAATGCGTAGGAACAGTATGAAAGGTATGGCAATACTAGGTGAAATGATTGGTGCAAATGTTCAAGGTAATCAGTACTGTGTTAAACTTGACTTTTACGTGTACAATATGTACAATGTTTGTACTGAAAAGTATCTGTTGCCTGTACAACTCAATGCTGCGTGTAAAAGACTAAATCTGAAGCACGTTCCTTTTTTGAGCGAAAATACAACACTTGATGAAAAAACAGCTCAAGATGTGTTAAACTTTTCGGAAGGTAAATCAATGATCAATGGTTCCGATAGAGAAGGAGTTGTGTTCTTCAGCAATAGTAAAGACAACGTGAGTTTCAAAGTTGTTAGTAATTCATGGTTGATCAAAAAAGAATAGGAGTAATTTGGTGAATTTTATTAAGCATGTGAGTTGTGAAAAATGCGGGTCATCTGATGCAAAAGCAGTTTATGAAGGTGGTTCATCTCATTGTTTTGCTTGTGAGTTTACAATACCATCACAATACTTTAAAGAACAGAATCCCAGTAAGAACAAACGAGTTCGTAATAACCCAAAGAAGGAAGAAGAGAAAATGGAAATTAAAACAAACAGCAAACCAGCTATGACCTCTGAAGAGAATGCATCGATCAAATCAGAGACTGGTGTGCATGGTAAGAACTTTCGTTTTTTGAGGGACAGCACAACAAAACCTTTTGGTATTCGCTATGCATATGACTACGATACAGAAGACGTAATTGAGCAATATTACCCAGTGACACAAGAAGGTCAGATCGTTGGTTATAAAATTCGTGAAGTACCAAAGAACTTCTTCTCAAAAGGTAGAACGGGTGCTGATTGCGAGTTGTTTATGCAATTCAAATTTAATCGTGGTGGTAAGTATGTAGTGATCACTGAAGGTGAGCTTGATGCTTTGTCTGCTTATCAAATGATCTCTGACTACAACAAAAGTAAGAATAGTGACTTTGAAACAGCGGTTGTATCACCAACTACAGGTGCCCAGTCACATAAACAGATTGCTGCACAATATAAGTTTCTGGATTCGTTCGAACAGATTATTGTAGCGTATGACAATGACAAAGCAGGTAAAGATGCCACTGAGAAACTTTTGACAGTATTACCTAAAGGTAAGGTCAAGATAATGCACATGCGATTCAAAGATGCAAACGAATATCTTGAGAAAGGTGAAGACAAAGCTTTCGTCAGTGATTTCTATAAGGCTAAGACTCATGTACCTGTAGGTGTTGTTGGTAGCGGTGAAATTTCTGATTCAATGCGTCAAGAATTTATGACACCTAAGATTCCTTTGCCTCCTTTCATGCACAAGCTTCAGGATATGATGTCAGGTGGTATTCCACTTGGACGCATTGTCAATTTAGCAAGTGCCAGTGGTACAGGTAAGAGTACCATTGTGGATGAGATTGTGTACTACATGTTGTTCAATTCACCGCACAAAGTTGGTATTGTTACTCTTGAAAGTACAACAGGTCAATACGGTAATAAGTTACTTTCCCGTCACATTGGTTTGAAGCTTGAACTAAAGACGAATGAACAAGCTTTGGAAATATTGGCTTCAGATAATGTTAAGAAGAAAGAAAAGGAATTGTTCTGGACAGACTCAGATGAACATCGTTTTTATCTGATTGATGACCGTGATGGTGGAGTAGACAATGTGAAAGATGCTATTGAAAACCTAGTTATTAGCTGTGGTTGTAAAGTTATTGTTCTTGACCCAACTCATGATGTTATTGGAACATTACCTAACGAAGAGCAAGAATCTTTCTATAGTTGGCAGAAAGGTATGGTAAAATCCCATAACTGCACCTTCTACAATGTTATGCATACTCGCAAAACAGCTAATGGTCAGAAATCAGGAAGTACTGGTGCTGACTTGAGTGAAGAAGATATCCAAGGTTCTTCAAGTGCTTACAAAAGTGCAGCTTGTAACCTAATGTTCTCTCGCAACAAAGAATCCGAAGATTCAATCGAACGTAATACAACTACTATGAAAGCAACAAAGATTCGTTGGTCAGGAAGAACAGGTGTAGCTGGTAAGTACTATTATGACAACGACACTCATACCATGTACGATCTGGATGACTACTTGAATAACAATCATTAATCTTGACGTAGACCCAGAGTTGTGATAGACTCTGGGTTTTCTTTATTGGAGAACTATAAATGGATTTGACGAAAGACTGGATTTATGACCTTGAGACGTACAAGTCAGCGTTTACGTTTGCTGTTGTTCGTGCTGATGGCAAATTCCCTCGTGTATTTGAGGTGTCTAATCGTTTAAACGAGCTTGCACGTATCTATGCTTGCGTAGACCACATTGAATCCACCAAGGGACGCATGGTGGGTTTTAACAACGTAGGTTTTGACTACCCTATCCTGCATGAAGTGTTAGTTGGTCGCAGTGCTTGGAATCTAAAATCAGGTAAGCAAATTGCTTCTGCTGTGCATAAGCTTGCACAAAAACAGATCGACTCCTTCAAGGACAACGGTTTCGGTAACAGCATCAAAAGTGCTGATGAGATAGTAAAGCAAGTTGACCTATACAGAATCCATCACTTCAACAACAAAGCAAAGGCTACTGGTTTGAAGATGCTTGAATTCAACATGCGTCTTGAAAACATTGAAGACCTACCTTATGCTGTAGATGCTGAACTTGATGGTGAACAGATCGACAATCTTAAAACGTACAATATGCACGATGTGAATTGCACATTGGCTTTCTATTTGAAGTCTTTGCCACAGATAGAATTTAGAGATAACCTGAGCATAAAGCTTGGGCGTGACTTTACTAATGCTGATGACACCAAAATTGGTGCAGAATACTTTCAAATGAAGCTTGAGGAATCAGGTGTAAATCTGCATCATTACAAAGATGGTAAGAAGGTAATAAAACAGACTAAACGCGATAAGATCGTGATCAAAGATTGTTTATTCGACTACTATACTTTTGATCGTCCTGAGTTTCAAGCTGTTTACGATTGGTTTTCTAATCAAGTAATCACTGAGACTAAAGGTGTATTTTCAGATGTCGAAGAACATAACCTTGGTGAAGTTGCCAAGTATGCTAACCTTACTGTCAAGCGCAAGAAGTTAAAAGGTGCACCCATTGATGAAGAGATTGTCAACTTCAAGAAAGAACATCCTTTGGGTTGGGTAGAAATAGAAGAACTAAAAGCAACTGAGTATCTATTTGATTCTAATGGTGACCATGTAACAGAACATGTAATGGATGAAGATGGTTGTCCTGATCTATCCAAGAAACCAAAGAAGGTTCGAGTACCTAAGAAGTCACATTGGGGTTGCTACAACATTGCTGAGACTCTGAACGTCATGGTTGATGGTTACCGTATCGACTTTGGTGTAGGAGGTGTACACGCTTCATTGTCAGAGAAGGTTGCTAGTGCTGGTAAAACTTACATGATTCGTGATGCTGACGTTAAGTCAATGTATCCCAACGTTGCTATCGCAAATAAGATTTATCCTGAACACCTAGGCGAACAGTTCTGTGTTATTTATCAAGACATGTACGAACAACGCAAGTCATATGGTAAGAACACTGCTGAGAATGCAATGCTTAAACTTGCACTTAACGGTACTTACGGTAAGAGCAATGACAAGTATTCTGTTTTCTATGACCCTAAGTTTACAATGTCAATCACTATCAACGGTCAGTTGTCTTTGCTAATGCTTGCTGATAGACTACTACGTATTGAGAACCTAAAGTTTATTCAGTTCAATACAGATGGTCTTACTGTAGCAATGCCTAGAGATGCTGAAGATCAATACAATGATATTTGCACTCAGTGGCAAAAAGATGTAGGTTTGGAGTTAGAGTTTGTTGACTACAGTAAGATGTACATCAGGGACGTAAACAATTACTCTGCTGTGTACACAAACGGCGACACCAAGCGCAAAGGTGCTTATCAGTACGAAGGTTTAGAGTGGCACAAAAACCAAGGTGGTCTGGTTATTCCAATGGCTGTTGAAGCAGCTATGGTACACGGTACAGACGTTACTGAGTTTATAAAAGATCACCTTGATAAAGGTAATTTATTTGACTTTATGTTGCGTACAAAAGTACCTCGCAGCTCTAAACTTGTGTTAGAATTCGAAGATGGGCGTGTAGAGAATCAACAGAACATTTGCAGGTACTACCCTTGTAAGACAGGTGGTAAGCTTGTCAAGTTGATGCCAGCACTGCCAGACAACGAAGATCAAAGCGCAAGAAGACTAGGTATTGATACTTCTTGGCACGTAAAAACTTGTAACAACATAGCTGATTTCGGTTATGATGTGGACTTGGATTATTATGTAAGTGAAGCTGAAAAGCTTGTTATCAGAAAGATTTAAAACAATGTACTATTATGTGTATAATAAGCAATATCAGAGCTTGCAAAAGTATGATCAACAGGATAAGTTAATTTCTAGCATGTCCATGCCTCAGTCTGACCTAAACAAAATAGCTCAGTTGAACATAGAAGAAAATATTTTACAAAGTGTTGAAAGAAAGTTGAAATATGAGGTATAATCTACGTTGGAAGTAAGGTAGCGCCTTACAACTCATTACAAGAGATTGTTGTAAAAATAGGATGCAAAGTCCTGTACAAACATCACGGGATTCGTTCAACGGATAGGACATCTCTCTTCTAAAGAGATAATAGTGGTTCGATTCCACTATCCCGTACCAGTTTGTAGTATGATGATTTCATTTTACTATAAAAATAAAGTCAACAATTAGTTGACAAGGTATTTGCAATTTGTTATAATTGCCATTCGGTTACTGCTTCCGTATAAGCAGAGTCTCTTTATTAAAGTCAAAGGAAATTTATGCAAAAACTAACAGGTATGCTTTTGTACGTACAACTCAACAAGCCAGCTAAAGGCTATGTAAAACCCGGTAGCCCACCAAAAGCTGACGAGTGGAAAGCATCTGTAGCGATTACAGATGAAGATGTACTAGATGAATATGAAGCATTCACTAAACAGATTGATGCAGCTACTTCCATCAAGAAAGTAAAAGTTGCTGATTTTGAAAGCATCTATAAAACCGCTGCTCCAGAAGATGCGGATAAAAATGTTTGGGTGATTACTCTGCGTAAATCAACAGAGCTTGGTAAAACTGGAAAACCAGTACCTGACTTATACAAACCAAAAGTGTTTGAGAAAGTAGGAACTACTCTTATCGATGTTACAAACAGTAAACTGCCAGCCAATGGTTCTTACGGTTCAATCAGTATTGATAAGTTTGAGCGCACAAACGGTACAACTTCTTTGTATCTGAAGAATGTATTAGTTACTGAAATGATTGAGTACATAGCTGAAGAAAGTACTTATAATGCAGGTGATGAGTTTGGAGATTCAACAGAAAAAGTAGTTACAAAGCAAAAAGTTGAGGAAAAGCCAAAAGCTGAAGTGAAACCAAAAGCTCGTGCTAAGGTAGTAACTGGTTTTGATGATATTGATGATGATATTCCTTTCTAAATTATGAAACTCAAAACACCAAATACTTCTGTCAAACCAGTAATACTTGTAGTAATTTTACTAGTGTTGGTCTTGGTGTTTTGCCCTATGGCAATCATCTGGTCACTCAACACTTTGTTTCCTGTGTTAGCCATTCCATTTGGAATCTATCAATGGTTAGCAATAATAATTCTAAACTGCACTTGGTTTGCCAGAGCATCTCTCAGTAATAAAAAGGATTAATATAATGAATCAAAAAGACGCAATCTCTAGTTTAGTAAAACTTTACATTGAAGAAGAATCTCTTTCGGAGCAAGTTAAAGAGATTAAAGATATGGCAAAAGACTCAGGTTTAGACCCCGCTATTCTATCGGCAGTAGCGAAAGCTATTGTCAAGAACAAGGTGGATGATCTACGAGTTAAATCAGATGAGATTCTAAAAGCTATCGAAGTAAGTCGAAGTTAACATTTACCCCAAGGCTAGTAACCTTGGGGTTTTTCTTTATAAGGAGAATTATGAGTAAAAAATTACTTATTGTAGATGGAGACTTAGTAGCATTTCAACAAGCCGCTGGTATTGAGAAAAGAACTATCATTGTAAAACATCTGACATCAGAAAGAGAAAAAGAATTTAGCAATAGAACAGAATTGAAAAAGTTTCTATTAGATAAGAACATTGCTTTTGAACCAAGTAATTACGAGATCACTGATCATCAGCACCCTTTGGATATTTCAATAGCAATATCTAATCTAAATCTGTTTCTTAAGAAATTACAAGAATCAACATGGTGTGATGATGTAGAGATTTACTTAGGTGGAGGAAATACCTTTAGACATGACTTACCATTGCCTTCACCTTACAAAGACAAAAGAGCAAACCTCATAAGACCTGTTCATTTGCTGGCAATTAGAAACTACATGAGAGTCAAGTGGAAAGCTAAAATAGTTGACAATGGTTTAGAAGTTGACGATGTAGTTACAATACGTGCCTATGAATGCTTACAGGAAGGTCGTGACGCGGTTTTAGCAAGCGTAGACAAGGACAGCTACCAGTGTCAAGGTATTTCATTGCTGAACTGGACTAATGAAGACGCTAAGATCGAACTTGTTCCTGATGTTGGTCATTTGTACAAAGATAAGGTGGCTGTAAAAGGTAACGGTCTGATGTTCTTGGCTTTCCAAGTATTAGGAGGTGATGCCGCTGATACATACAAAGGTTATGATTTGTCAGAAGTAAAATACGGACCTACCAAAGCAATGAGCGCTTTGAAAGACTGCAAAACTGAACAGGAAATTCTTAAAGTGATGATCAACGAGTTCAAGAGACTGTATCCTGAACCTTTCAACTACACAGACTGTCATGGTGTATTGCATGAAGAAGCGGACTGGTTCGATATGATATGTCTTTACTGGGAAGTTGCTTATATGAAGAGAAGTTGGGATGACAATAGCAGCTTTATGCAGTTTTCAATGCAGAAAGGAGTCAATCCTTATGACAATTGACCTGTATAATACCGCTGAGGTAAAGAAAGTTAGAGAGCAATTAATAAAAGAACAAGATGGTCTATGTGCAATTACAGGAATACCTACTGCTAGTAATAATTTTGCACTTGACCACAAGCATGACGATGAACAACTTGTTCGTGGTGCTGCACATAAGCAAGCTAACGCTGCTTTGGGTAAGTTAGAGAATTTGGCGGTAAGATACTTGTATTGGTATCCAGAAGGTTTGTCGCAGTTTCTCATATCTTGTGCAGAATACATTAACAAAGACCCTGACAGGCGATGGCGACATCCGGGTTGGTTGAAAAAAGCCAATACTTCTTTTAATAAACTGAAAGAAGGACAAAAAGATGCTGTGTTGCTAGAGTTAGGTCAGAGTGAGTGCAAAAATGGAGTAGAACGCAAGAAAGCATTCCAAAAAGCACTTTTAACACGTAGATTTTCTCATGACTCAATCCATGAGACGATCAACAAAGCAAAGGAATAGTATGAAAATTAAAATATTACAGTGTCAAAACGATCTTTTGTGGTACAATGATTGCATCGGTGAAGAATTTGATGTTACGGTCATAACTGATAATTGCTATTGGGTAAAAGTAAAACCTGAAATATTCAATTCTATAAATTGGGTATACAGAGATAACGCAACTATAACAGAAGGAAATATAAAATGAAACATTCAAATGAAATTGTAGAAAAAGTTGTCAGGTTAGTAGGTTCTGGTTTGAGTAGTAGGAAGGTTGGTTCTCAACTAGGTCTTGGTAAATCTACAGTAAATGACATTTGGAATCGATGGATTAAAGACCCTTTTGTTTTTCACAACAATGAAGAATCAGATGTTCCCTCTAATGAAGGTGCTAAAATTCTGATTTTTGATACAGAAACAGCAGCAGCTACTGCTCTTACTTTTGGTCGATTCAAAGTAAATCTATCTCAAGACAATATCTTGGACAATGGAGGCTGGTTACTGTGTGCTTGCTGGCGTTGGTTAGGGCAATCAACAACCCACAGCATTTATCTTACACCTGAAGAAATAGAAAGTAAAGATGATAGTAGAATCGTAGCAAAACTATTTGAACTGTATGAACAATCAAATGCTGTTCTGGCTCACAACAGTTTAGGTTTTGATCACAAAGTTGTACAAGCAAGAGCTATTTTTAATGGTTTTCCCCCACTGCCGCAAGTCAAAGTGCTAGACACCTTGCAGTTGGCTCGTAAATACTTAAAGTTACCAAGTAATCGATTGGATGCAATTGGTGAGTTTTTTGGTTTAGGTCGCAAAGTAAGTACAGGTGGTATCTCATTGTGGCGTAAGGTGCAAGACGGTGACGAACAGGCAATGAAAGATATGGTTACTTATTGCTTGCAGGATGTAGACTTGTTGTATGATATTTACTTACGTACTCGTCATTTAGGTCGCGCAGGTTCGGACTTTAATGCTGCACTGTACTTTGATGACGATCTGGTTCGTTGTCGTGTCTGTGGTAGTTCTGAGGTAGAACCAACAGGTCGAACTGTTGAGACATCTTTGAACTCTTTTGATGAACTAAGGTGTGGTGAATGCGGTGCAGTACATCGTCATCGTACTCCTAAGACTTCTAAAGAAAAGAGAAAAAGTTTGCTAATGTAACTTAGTTGTATTATAATAACCTATAAAATTTAAACACCAACCCCGGCTAATAACCGGGGATTTTTTAATTAAAGGACAACATGTCAAAAATCTTGAAAACTTCTATAAATTGGTGCATAAACAGTAATCTAAAAGTTTTAGTTTACGCTTTCTGGTTGACACTTCTTCCATTTTATCTGTTTGCTTATTTTGATCAAGCAAAAGATGATGCTCTTTATGATTTGAAACTTATTAAAAACACAGAAAAGGAATACTCATGACACAATCTTACGATTTCTATGACTTTCAAATGGATTGTTATGCGTTCAACGAGATTGCAAAAAAACACAAGCTCACCTCTTTAAAAGACATGGCACTTCAGTATGAACTAATCTTAGAAGAAACAAAAGAGATTAAAGAAAGAGGCATCGACAATAACAACGTAAAAGAAGTACTAGATGGTTGTATTGATGTGATGGTGACAGCTTTGGGTCTGATGCAAAAGTTAGAGTTTCTGGGTATTGATGTACGGACTGCTATGCGCGATACAGCAGCAAATAACCTGTCTAAATTCCCTAAAGACGAAGAAGAAGCTTCCAAGACGTTCAATGAATACATGAACAGAGGTATTCCTGTTGATGTGCAGTACAATGAAGAGTATCAGGTGTTTGTTGTTAAGAACCAACAAGACAAAGTTATGAAGCCTTTTAGCTTTGAGAGCAACGATCTTAGCAACTGCATTCCTAACGAACTATTAACGAAAGGGTTTGAAACAAAATGAGTATACAACCAGTAACAAAAGAAGTAACTTGGAAATCAGCAACAAAAGAAATGCAAGATTGGATTTGGGAAGAAGAGCTTTCTGAAAAAGAATCAGAGGCACAAGAACCCGGTACTAAGTATGATAATGGTAAGTTGCAATATACACTAGTACCACCATATGCAATTCAACAGGTTGCTCGTAACCTCACAGAAGGGCTAAAGAAGTACCATGAGCGTGATAACTGGCAGAAGGTAGACGGTGCTAAACAACGGTACATGGACGCTCTGATGAGGCATTTTGAAGCCATCAGGAGAGGTGAAACATATGATTTAGATAGTAGCGACCCAACTATCAGTCACATGTCTGCTGTAGCTGTAAATGCACTCTTCTTGCTGGAATTTATGTATAATCCTAAGTTGCAAAACAAAGAATAAAACACTCAATACTGATCTTGATTTAACGAAAAAGCAGTGATATAATAGGAATCCGCTACCTTGAAAGGTTTGATAATGAATAATAAAGCAGTGCGCCCAAACGCAATCGTAGCCATGTGCATAATCTCTGAGTCTGAGATTGTCAAGATTTTACCAAATTACTCAAGTGATTTTGAACACAGACAGATGGAGTTTCAAAACTTCTTGTATTCACTTGGAATGGATGTTGAGAAGCCCTATCAGCGTCAAGACGGATTACAACACAGAAACCGATGCAACGAAGTTGTAGTCTGCAGCCGATGGGTTGGTAGTTCTAGACTAGATTCTGAATGGTTGAAAAGTGGATATGCCAGCAAGGAAGCAATTGACAAAGCAAGCGGAAGTAAATTAACGGAAGATATTTATCGGTCTAGATACGAAACTGAGGATGCTCAAGCATTGTTAGAGTCTCGTGATAGATACGACACACCACCAACAGAGGAATGATGAAATGCTAGAAAAATACTTGTTACCTATCAATGAAAGACAGGAACCAATCGAATTTGCCGACCAACAACTTAAGGTTTTTTGGTTACCTGATGAGATTAAAGTAGAAAAAGATATTCAGGATGTATTAGTAAACTTTACACCTGCTGAAAAACACGCAGTTATTACTACACTAAAACTATTCAGTATTTATGAAACACATGCTGGTTCTGAATACTGGGGTTCTAGGTTTAAGAACATGTTCAACGGTGCAGAGTTCCACAGGATGGCATCTGTCTTTTCTATGTTTGAGTTAGCTGTTCACGCACCTTTCTACAACAAGATCAATCAGTTGTTGCACATTGATACACCAGAATTCTACACTTCATACTTGAATGACCCAGTGCTAAACCAACGTGTAGAGCACATTGGTGAAATTATCGATCACCCTGATGACTTAATTTCGTTAGGTGCTTTTTCAATGGTAGAAGGTGTGATTTTGTACAGTAACTTTGCCTTCTTGAAGCACTACCAATCTCAAGGTAAGAACAAGTTGATGAACATCGTTCGAGGAATTAATTTTTCAGTACGTGATGAGAATCTGCACTCTACTGGTGGTGCTTGGGCTTTCAGATACAAATTAGAGTTAGAGAAGCAAACACTGTCAAAAGAAGCATTCGAAAAGAGAAAAGAACAGATCGAAGAGCAAATCAGAGTAGTTGCCCAGAAGTTATACGAACATGAGTGTCAGATAATTGGTAAGTTGTTTGAGCAAGGTGAGATCAAGGGTATTACGGCACATCAACTTGAGAACTTTGTGCAGTCAAGAGTTAATGAGTGTCTGAAGGAATTAGGTTTTGCAAAACAGTTCAATGTGACATATAATCCTATTGCAGAATGGTTCTACAAAGGTATCAACGATTATTCATTCAATGACTTCTTCAGTGGCATGGGTAATCAGTATCATCGTAGTTGGGATAGCGCAGACTTTATATGGAAAAAGGAAACAAATGAGTAATATTTACAAAGAACTAAGTGAAGAGCGTAAGAAACTACAAGAGCAAGAACTTGTGCCTCAGTGGTATACAACTGCTGGTTATCAGATGTTCAAAGATAAATATGAATATGAAACACAAGGTCGATCTGTTCGTGGACAGTTCGAACGCATTACAAAGACAGCAGCTAAACATGTACCAATGCTTCCAGAAGCAGAACAGGAGTTCTTTAAGCTGTTATGGAACGGCTGGTTGTCACCTAGCACACCTGTACTAGCAAACATGGGTACAACCCGTGGTATGCCTGTATCATGCTCAGGTACTGTTGCTGATGACTCTGTGGATGGTTTCTACAGCAACTTACATGAAGTTGCGATGCTTACCAAGTATGGTTTTGGTACAGCAACTGATCTTAGTGGCGTAAGACCCCGTGGTTCAAAAATTAGCGTAGGTGGTAAAGCTTCTGGTGTTCTACCTGTGATCAAAGAACATGTAAATGCAATGCGTAATATTGCACAAGGTACAGCACGTAGAGGTGCTTGGGCTTTCTACTTAAACATTGAACATGGTGACTTTAATGAAATTGCAGATCACATCTTATCTGAACCTGATGATTTGAATGCAGGATGGACAATTAACCAGTCTTTCATTGATCGTTTAGAATCAGGTGATGAAGAAGCTGTTAATCGTTTTCAGAAGTCCATGAAGATTAAAATGGTAACTGGTAAAGGGTACTTCTTCTTCATTGATAAAGCAAATGCCAAACGTCCAATTACTTATGTTGACCGAGGGTTAAAGATTAATAACTCACAGTTATGTTCTGAGATTATGCTATTCAATGACAAAGATCACACTTACACTTGTGTTCTATCTTCTATGAATGCATCAAAGTACAGAGAATGGAAAGATACACAAGCACCTTATTGGGCAACAATCTTTTTGGATTGTGTAGCATCTGAGTTTGTTGAGAGAGCAGAAGGTATTCACGGTCTAGAGAAAGCCGTCAGATTCACCAAGAAGAGCAGAGCGTTGGGTTTGGGTTTGTGTGGTATTCATACACTGTTCATGCAAGAGATGTTACCATTTGAGGGGTTTGATGCACACATGCTAAGTCAAGAGATTCAGACAGTTATTTGGAATCAAGCAGAAACCGCTACAAAAGAAATGGCTGTGATATTAGGTGAACCAGAGTGGTGCAAAGGCTATGGTATTCGCAACACCCACTTAATAGCTATTGCGCCTACTAAATCAACTGCTTTGCTAATGGGTGGCATATCAGAAGGTATAAACCCTGACCCCGCAATGAGTTACAATCAGACAACTTCTGCTGGTGAAATTGATCGATTGAATCCTGTGTTGCTTACTTTGATGAAAAAGAAAGGTGTTTATACAAAGAAAC